TGCAGTTTTATGATTAACGGACTTACTTTCAACAGCACCGGTCAACCGACAATGGATTATGACGTGACTTTGAAATGGAATTATGTTCATGATACCTCACTGGAAGGATTATATGTTCAGAAAATAAGTAATCTCTGTGAATTAAATTGCAATAAAATAATAACAGTTAATTTAAAATGGTTTTTCGACGAAGCCGAGGCAGTTAGTTCAGGCGATGGCATACAGACTTTTGATGTGCATCTGGTAAATATGAAGCACAATTATGTTGATCACAGTTTCACAGGAAATAAATTTTGTTTGATCCCACAATATACACATGCGGGTGTTGATGGTACTGAATGGGTTGAAGTATCTGACAATTATTTAATAAGCAACCTCGGCGGAACAGCAGGAGCTTTATCGGGTGCGATAATTTACGCTGATTTTAATCGGGGTGTGATAACAAGAAATTATTTCAAAGCAATAAATGGAGCTCGTGGAATCGCTTTGCCTTGGGGAAGCGTGGACATAGAAGTGAGTTACAATATTTTTGACAAGTGTAACAGGGATTATGCTGTTTCGGGATTAGCTATTAATACGTATAATAATGTGTTCTATGATTTTTTATATTGCGTTTTACTGGCTCCAACAGCGATGAAAAACAATATATTTTATTTTGTCGGCAATGCAGGCGAATACGCATATAATGGAGCAGGTGCAGCAGCGATTGACTATAACCTTTTTAATCAGGAGCAAGCAAATATGTTTGGAGTTGGAAGAAATAATATTGCAGGCCAAACAGGTGAAGATCATTCCGTTGTTGGTGATCCGCAATTTGTAGATTTAGCTAACAGGGATTTCCGTATTAAAGCAAGTTCTCCCGGAATAGGGATAGGTGCATTTTTGGGAATAGTTTATGATTATTATTACAGGCATGTAGGGGCGACCCCGGATATTGGAGTTAATCAAAGAAACGGAGTATAAAATGGCAAGCACATACAATTTTCCGAATCATGAAAGTGGTGATACCTTTCCCGGGGTTACCTTCACTATTTTAGTGAATGGGATCGCTGAAAATCTGATAGGTTCAGTAGTTACTGCTTCATTCAAGATGCAAACCAATCCGAATATTATTAAATATCTTACTTCTACGGCTGGACAGATAACCGTTGCAGCCGGTGGGATATGTGTTATTGTTGAACAGTTGATAAGCTGGCCGGATGGAACTTATAATTATGAGATTAAATTTGTACTTGCAACCGGTAAAGTCAAGACATATATAACCGGTACATTTGAAATAACTAATTTCAATGGATAACGTGACAATCAATATTACTGAAACCCCGATCAATGTCACGATAGATGTTGAGGAAGCAGCATTGTCTAACCTTGCTGTTTTGCATTCGCTGGCAACGGCTGCTAATGATTTCCTCGTGGCTTCGGGTGTTGGTGTATTCGTAAAAAAAACATTGGCTGAGGTAAAAACTATCCTGGGATTAACAGATCCTTTCCAAACTCCTGCATTTGCAAACCCCCTGAATCTGGATGCAACTTCACATAAGGATTTTAAATGCGGAATTATTACAGGAAACACAACGATCAATCTTAATAACACGGTTGACGGAGATGCCGGAATGATAATTTTGATAATTGACGGAATTGGTGGTTATGCTGTTTTACTTGGAGTTGCATTTACTGTAAAATTAGGCACTACAAGTATTGTCACAACATTAAACACTAAAAATGTTATTTCCTGGAGAAAAGTAGGGAGCGATATTTATTACACCATAATCCAAGCTGTATGATATGTTCCATAAAAACGCCATCGGATTTTTTGCAAGTGCAGTAGCTCCATTTTCACCCAGCGACTTACCTGGTCTTAATCTTTTAACCACATCCCGAAGTGGATATGAATTAGTTGATAGTCTTGGAGGTACAAATCCAACTATTATGCCGAGTTTCTTCACTAAGCCCTTAGGCACTATCTATGGATATATAGCAGACAACGGGGCATTGGATATTTTAGATACCAATTTCACATATTGTGGATGGGTAAGGGCTACGAGTGCGGTTAAAACACAACTTAAATATCTGTTCGGGAAAAGTAATTTTACATCAGCTCCAGGTTCGTATACTGTTTGTGTTAATAATACAACAGGCTTTATTCGGGCTTATGTGAATAGTTCAACAGGGATTAAAAGCATTACTTCGGATGTTGATTTTACAAGCGGTGCATGGTTTTTTGTTCTTGTCGAAGTTGATCAGGCAAATAAGATAATGAGATTATTCATTAACAACGTACAAAATCAAAATGATTTATCTTATACAGGTACGTTCCCCGCAATGTCAAATTCTTATAAGTTTGAGATAGGTGCAGGACAGAACGGGACTAATCAGTATACAAGTGGTTATTCGGGGGCGTCTTTTTCGGACATACGAATTTATAAGAGACTATTAACCCCAACAGAAAAAACATCTCTTTACAACAGGGGTATAGTAGATACCGCTTTAGCTCATTACCCTTGTAATAACTGGGTTTTACACGATTGCGGAGCTGGTGGTTATCACCTGACAACAGTAGGGATTACTTCGGCTCATATGGATTATGGGTCAAATGGTTCAAGACATTGTTTGGATAAAGGTTATACCGTTTATAAGGCTACAGACGTTGCTGATTTGCATATACCTTACACTGATGCGGGAGTTCCAATAGCTTCTCCGATTATACCAGCCGGTTACTACAAGGACACCGTTAACCCTGAACATACAGGAAATCTTGCCGCTCATAATCTTGCTAATAGTTATGTAGTGTTCTCAGGTGCAAACTGGGATCGCTCAGATGTGACTATTTATTCAGCAGAGGCAAGGGCAGCAACAACGAAATATATTGCAGCTACCCCTAAAGCATGGCATATATCAGAACTTAATTACTCAACCATTCACTTCTTCGCCAACGAGAATTATAAAGGATTGTTCTTTCCAAAGATAACAAACGATTCGACTTATGACAGGCAAGTATTAACTGAGATAATAGGGTACGATGCTAATAAAACAGGAGTAGACAGAAAAAACATTCTAACTTATACCGGAGATATTGACGGTTATTGCGAGATAGATTACTATTTTGAAACAAATCATATATGCACCCAAAGAGGGGATAAGGTGTTGGCATTTGATGATGTTACAAAAGTGATGTCATTAAGTCTTGACGGAGGCAGCACGTTTGGGATTACTCTAAACTTAAATGGGGTTTGTACTATCATTACAAGGTCAAGGATATATCCGAATGGAAATATCTCGTGGGCAACTCATACAAAATGTTATTATTCAGATGACAATCTTGCAACCTATCATGAATCAGCAGTAACAGGCATAGACGGTAATCCTTTCGTTCCTACAACTTACACGAATTTTAGAACATTGTGTGAAATAGAGAATAGTGTTCATGATGATGTCATTGATGTTTTTAATACATATTCAACAGAATTAGATACGCAAACCGTAAATATTAATGTATGGTATTCTGCTGATAGCGGCGTCACAATAAAGAGTGCTTATAAGTTTGGAGTTTCAGCACCAGCCCTTTCTGTTGGGCATGGACATTCTGCGGCATATAATCCAGCCAATGGTAAATTCATGATTTACACAGGGGACACAACGGGCGAGATACATGCACTGGAAATGACTTATAATAGCGGAACAGGCTCATGGACATGGACTAATCCAGTTGACGGCGTAGCTGGTACAAGAACACAAGGAATAGGATTTTTCTTTATTGATGACTATGCTTATTTCGTTAGTGAATTTCATGGTATTTGGAGAGTAAAATATGCTGATCTTGCCGATGCAACTAAATATGAAAGAGTTACTTATAATGATACTTTTGCAAGTTATTTTTATGATGCTGTAAGTAATATTATTGGCACTCCTCACACTGGTTTACAAACGGTAACTATCAGTCGTGATAATGCCAAAACTTTTTACAGACATCCGTTAACTGGTGGCCCGGATTTATTTGCAGATTGGGGAGGTTACTATGTAATTCATCCAGCTAATAGCGCAGGTTATCACAAAGTAGAAATATTTGCCACAGGTGAGGATTATCCACGATGGACGGCGGGGACAGTGCTTATGTTAAAAATAAAAACTTTATAACATGAATTATTTAGCAGTATTGATAGGTGCAGTTTTATATTTACTATTTCAGTTGAATGGAATTCTGAATTCACCTAAATTTAAATGGGCAATCTTCCTTAAGACTAATATCGTGGTGTTCATTATAAACATCATATTCGGATTTGCTCTTGTGTTTGGGAAAGACGTACAGGATGTATATCCGATAACTTTTGTAAGTGCAATAATGCTTGGTTTATCCGGTCAGGTGGTAATTAAGAAGTTGTCAAATATTGCGGATAAAGACAAAGATACTTTTATAGGAATAAATCAAGAAGCAAAATGACAACAAGACCCAAAATATTGGAATGTACTGAAAAGTACAGGCTCGAACATATCGAAAAAGATATTACTGAGATCAATAAGGAAATCAAAGGTAACGGTGATCCCGGTCTGCATGATGTTGTTTTGAAGTCAGACGAAAAACTTAACGCTATAATTAAACGGCAGGATAACACCTGGAAATGGGCAGTCCCACTTGCCATATTTCTACTTGGCAATATGGGTTGGAGCATTGTTGATCATTATAAAGTTAATAATTTTCCACAAGACTATGTGAGTAAAAAATACTATGATATGTATGTTAATGAATTACGGAATGAAGTTAAAATCATTCTAAATTCAAAACTTGAAACTAAAAAAGATGTTCTAACCTTACAGGAAAAATTGATAAACAACGATACATTATTTAATTATTTGAAAGTTACACGAAGCGCAACACAGAAAAATAAAAAATAAAACTATGAAACAGAAATTGAATTATTACTGGCTTTTCAGGATAGTCATGAAATGGCTCATTCCACTATCATTTTTTATCATTGCCTCGGCTGAAGGTAGAGGTTATTGGATTGGCGGGGTAATGGTTATCCTTGTACTTGCATACTATATTTTGCAATGGCAGAAGATAGGTGAGAAAAAATGGGAATAATGGGGTTACGATAGCATCCATATTATTACTGTTTGTTTTTCTTATTGTGTGGATATTCTTTTTAATTCACAACGATAAAACTTATTGAGATGGAAATTTCAGAACATATTACTTACAGGGAGGCAATTAATTCCATAACTGCCATTCGCAACGGATTAGACAACACTCCGAATGAAGCGCAATTATATAACATAAAAATCTGGGCTTCAAAAGTATTCGAGCCATTAAGAAAATTATCTGCTTGTCCTATTTCAGTCGATAGCATTTACCGAAGTCAGCAAGTTAATACTTATGTTGGCGGTGTCTGGAACTCACAACATCTATGCAACAATGGAGATTCAGCCGGCGATTTAGATAATGACAACCATCCAAATAGGTTACAGAATAACACATTATTCTATATAGCTTATAATAATTTGATCGTTGATTACGACCAGATAATTGCTGAGAATATTGACGAAACAGATCATGTGGGATGGATACATATTTCATATAACAGCAGAAGAAACCAGCGAAGGAATGCTTTAGTGTCTTTTTATAACGATGAAAAAATAAGAGTATATAAATTTTTCGATCCGGTTAAAGGTTTTATTAAAAGCAAGTACATATGAAAACAATTTGGACAATAATTGTCTTGGCACTTTTTGCCAGCTGTGCGACACAGAAAATTTGTCAAAGAAAATACCCCCCGCAAATAATCACGAATATAAAGGATAGCATTATTACACGTGATAGTATTGTTTATCGGAATAGGATTGTACATGATACCATTCCTGCTGATACCATAAAAACGGAGATCCAGCTACCAGCCACGAGTGATCCAAAACTAATTAATTTAAAGACTGAAAAAATACATCTTGAAAATGATTATGCCAGTGCAGATGCCTGGATTGAAAACTGGAAATTGAAATTAGAATTAAGACAAAAAGACACTGTCATAAATAGGATTTTGTTAAATGCCGAGATAGAAAAGAATCACTGGATGGAAATGTATTATAAAGAAGTCATAAAAGAAAAGTCCAAACCTGAGAAATACATCCCAAAATTTGTTAAAATAATGGCATGGGCAGGAGGCGTATTAATTTTTCTGCTTATCGGCTTTATCATTATGAAGGTTAAAAAGCTAATTTAGCCCCTTTTCCTGCCCAAGGTTCATTTATTATTCTAAAGTTGATATATACCTACTTTTTAAGTCGGAACTAAAATTTGAGGCTTAAATTAAATCTCTGGTTTTAATCACAATTTTCATCCGGAAGCAAAAAAATGACGTCCAAAAATGATAAATTGAAAATAATTTACACTAAACCCAGTTTTCCTTCCACCAAATAGCGTTTTTCTTCCATTAAAAATTAGGATTGTCCTTATTCCGGTTGTATCTTTAATTATAATTTAAAACTTACAAAATGAAAACATTTACAACATTCAAAGAATTACATGAAGTTATTAAAAATCGTAGGATTTATTTATGGACTTCTATTGGGTTTGTAGAAGTAACGAAAAAATCGTTATTATATACAGCTCATTATCTGTCTAAGATATGTGGTTCATATGAACATAACACAAGTTACACTGTATTATTATCCTTTTAATCCTGTAAGGGTTCCTGTAAGTTTCCATTGCAGGACTTGCCCCGGACTCTACCAAGAGCCGGGGTTTTCGGGTGAAAGAAATATAAAATGAAAGTTCAAAATCCAAAATATAAGCTGGTAGAATTTAATGACCAGGAAATAATCTTAAAAGTCCCGACCATGAAAAAAACGCTAACCAATGCTGAAACAATAAGCATGAAGAAAATTCCTTATACGCCAACAAGATATAATCCTAACAGCAAGTTTGATCAGGATTATATATGTGATAATTGCGTGGCTAAGGACATTGAAGAACTATATTTCTTCCCTGATTTATTTGCGGAGCATTCTAAAAACAGCATAACATTTTATTTCTGCCGAACCTGTCTTGAAGCCTTTGCAGAAGGTGAAGGGATGACATTTGAAGATTATTGTAATCACAATAAAGTAGTAAAAATATGAAAAGGGAAATAAAATTTAGACTTTGGTCGGATTCATTAAAAGTAATGTATACTCATGAAAAAGACCAAGAAATTAAAAATTTATGGTCACTACCAGAAATGAAAGGTGGGCTTTTAGAAATCCAAGACGGAATTAATGTAATGCAATTCACCGGCTTAAAGGATAAGAACGGAAAAGAAATTTATGAGGGGGATATACTTAACACCAAAACATCATTTGAAGATAATATGGCTGACAGGAGATTCCGACCGTCCACTGAAGTAGAGGCTGGATTCAAAGATGGATGTTTTATTGATTTAAACACGTCCAGAACATTGTATGATGGATTAAAAACCGTGTCATCTTTTAAATTAACATGTTGGACGGATTATGAAGTTGTTGGTAACATTTATGAAAATCCTGAATTAATAAAGTAGTAAAAATATGAAACCAATTATGGATTACACTAAAATTACCAACATCAAATTTGATGATGTTAAGCCTAATGACTATCCTGATTATTGTGATGCGTTTATTTGTGCTGCTGATTATAATGAACATCCAATGACAGAGGAAGAACTTGATTTGATTAATGAAGATGCGGATTATATTCATCTTAAACTATTAGGTTATTTATAAAAACTATGAAACCAGAAAGAAAAAGAGAATTAGCGATCCAGTATTATCTGGCTTATTCAGAAGCAGCGAACGAGATCGAAGCACAGAAGTTAAAAGATAATGCATTTGAATTAAACATACTATTAGGAAACTCTCTTTTTGAAACAGTCAACTTAAACTCAAAGATATGAAACATTTCAAATTAACATCAAACACGAAAACGAATGATTTCGGTGTAACGCTTCATCAAATCGAATTAACAATTGATTGTAAGTGGGGTAAGGCAGGGGATTTAGGAGGATGGATTGAGAAAGATGAAAACCTTTCCGGCGATGCATGGGTTTACGGCGATGCACAGGTTTACGGCGATGCAAGGGTTTACGGCGATGCATGGGAAAAATCACCCCTTCAAATACAGGGCACAAAGCATTTTGTTAATGAATGCAAAAAAGGATTTTTGAAAATAGGTTGTTGTGAACTTTCATTCGAAGAATGGATGGAAAAGGCTGAACGCATAGGCAAAGAAAATAATTACACTCCTGGGCAAATAAAAGAATATAAATTATATATCAACCTGGCAATAGAATTGAATAAATTAAAATCATGAAATCAATAGACCTATTACTGAAAGCAAAGCATGAAGTTGGAGGTACTTCAATGTTTATTTTCACTCACGCTGAATTACAAAAATATGTATATACCATCGTTCAGGAAGCATGGGAAAAGGCAGCAGAGAAAAAATATTCACCACATAAAAATTAAATCATGGAAACAAAAACACAGGAGAAAACACTTAAAATAGCACGTGCATCAGGCTTTAGAAAAGAAGATGTTGCATTGATAAAAGAAACAGTCGCCAAAGGAACGAGTGACCAGGAACTTGCTTTATTTCTTTTCACTGCAAGGGAAGCTGGATTAAGTCCACTACTCAAAGAGATATGGTCTTATAAGGATTCTAAAGGCAACCTGATAATCTTTGCAGGTCGTGATGGATTCTTAAAGTCTGCTCAGAAAAATTCCGCTTTCGCAGGAATCAGATCAAGCGAAGTAAGGGAAAATGATGAGTTCACCATGGACATTGCAAATAACAAGATAGTCCATAATAAGAACTTCAAAGAAGCAGGAAAAATTATTGGTGCTTATGCAATTGCCTTTCGTAAAGAAGGTGAGCCGACTGTTGAATGGGCTCCTTTTGATGTGTATAATAAAAACTGGAACGTCTGGAAAACACATCCTGCTGAAATGATTAAGAAAGTTGCTGAAACTCATGCACTGAAAAAAGCCTTTGGAATATCTGCTTTACAATCTGAATTTGATTTTGAAGTTAACAACGATAAAGTTTATCCTATCGACACCAACGAACCTGTAAGCCTTGATGAAATCTCTTATGTTACGAAGTTACTTAACAATTCCACTTTAGACGAAGAAGAGCGAACCCGGATTGAAAACGAACTTGGCTCATTGACTAATGCAAAATATGAAGAACTATTATCTATGTTACAGGCTAATCAACTCAATCCTGTGAAGGAAGGGCCGGGATATAAGCAGGGTGATATTAATAACGAATTGAATTTTAAATAATGGAATCTGAAATAGTAAAATCAGTTGACGATGTTGTTCAGTCTTATGACAAAAACTACAAAGTTTTATCTATTGACAAACTGCTGGATTTGCAGACCAAATTAAGCACTTTGGCTTATAACCTTTCTGATATTGTTGCCGATTACAAAAGGGATTACAATAAGGCTTATTATATCCGCAAGATCGAAGTAAGCAAACAAAAGAATGCCATAATTAATCTTGGTAAATCCGCTGCATATGCCGAAAGTCAAGCTATTGAAGATACAGCCAATGAATTATCAGATGAACTTCAGTTTGAATCTATGACAGTAAGACTTGACAATAAACTAAGACAGGTTAATAAGATTTTAGACGGATTGAGCCAGCGAATCAGCTATCTGAAAGAAGAGAAAAAAAGATAAAGGATTATTATAAAAACTAAATAAGATGGAAACAGCAGAATTAAGAACTAAAATAGAAGAAGCAATAAAAACTACTTTGGTCATTGAGAATAAAACAAGTTTGCATTTTGCTACTGATAAGATAATGGATATTATAAATAACAGGTAACAATGGAAAAGTTCATATTCATATTATTCGTAGTGTTTGTGCTGGTAATTATAATTCGATTCTCAATAAAGGAATCATGAATAAATTATCAATATCCTTTTCTGGAGGCGAAACATCCGCATATATGACTTGGTGGCTTCTGAATAAATTTAAAGGACAGAAAGAAATGGTGGTAATTTTTGCAAACACAGGGGAAGAAAACGAGCAAACTTTAGAATTTGTGAATAAGTGTGACAGGTTATTAAATTTTAATACAGTGTGGGTTGAGGCAATCACAAATCCAATTGACGGAAAAGGAATTAAGGCTAAGATTGTAAATTATGAAACTGCGAGTAGAAACGGAGAACCATTTGAGGCAATGATTAAAAAACACGGTATTCCAAATATTTCAGAAAAACATTGTTCAAGAGAATTAAAACAATATGCTATTAAGGCCTATTTAAGAAACATTGGATGGAGAAAGGATTATAAAACAGCAATAGGTATTAGAGCCGATGAAATAGATAGGATTTCTGAAAATGCGGTAAAAGAAAATCTCTGGTATCCTTTGGTTGGTGCAGGAATAACAAAATCTAATATCAATACATTCTGGAAAAACCAATCATTCCGATTAGAGTTAAAAGGTTATGAAGGAAATTGCAATGTTTGTTGGAAAAAATCATTAAGAAAACTTTTAACTATCGCAAAAGAACATCCTGAACGGTTTGATAATTTTAAATTATGGGAACAAAAATATGAAAATTATGTCCCATTAACGAAACAACATAACAAAAATATAAAACTACCCAAAAGATTTTTTAGGCAAAATTTATCCGTTGATAATATTTTAGAATTAAGTAAAAAACCATTCACTCCGGCATCAGATGATTCAATTATATATGCAGATTTTCAATTAAAACTATTTAATTATGATCTTGATATTTCCAATGGGTGTATTGAAAGTTGTGAGGTCTTTTAAATTAAGAAAGGATGAATTTAACACGCTTAGATAAAGTTTTTTCTGAATATATAAGGCTCAGAGATTCAGACGAAAACGGTATTTGTAAATGTATCACTTGCGGAGCTTATCATCATTGGAAAAACATGGATTGCGGACATTTTATAAAAAGACAGCATAAATCATTGAGGTATAACGAGATTAATTGTAACGCACAATGTCGCAAATGTAACTGGCTTGGACAGGGTGAAGATGTAAAATATAAGGAAGCATTACAAAAGAAACATGGCCCGGGTATCATTGACAAACTTCTAAGCATAAAATCACTCACTACTCATTGGACACAATTTGAGATTGACGAGTTGACTAAGTTTTACAAAGAAGAAATAAAGAAATTGAAATGAAGCAACATCATTGGGCTGATATTGAGATAAAATTTATCAAAGCAAATCTTCATTTGCCTGACAGGATTTTGGCTGAAAGGATTGGGGTTACAAAGTCTTCAATTGAAGCATTAAGAGTAAGAAAGGGAATTGTCCGACCTAAAGAGCAATGGAGATTCCAAAAAGGACATATCCCTGCAAATAAAGGACAAAAAATGTCCAAAGAAATGTATGAAAAATGCGCTCCTACGATGTTCAAAAAAGGGAGCAGACCTAAAAATTACAGGGAAATAGGGGAGGTATTTTCAGCCTATCATAAGCCTGATCAATTATATTATTTTATCAAACTCAAACATAACAGACAGTATCCGTATGGGAGGTATTTATGGGAGCAAACAACTGGACAAATTTTGTCCAAACACGAAATCATTCAATTTAAGGATAAAAATCCTTTAAACTGCACGTTTGAAAATCTTGAAAAAATTACAAGGCAGGAGCAAGTCCAAAAACATCATGATATAGAGAAATGCAGAGCAGCAATGAAGCATATCTGGAAAATGGTAAAGATTTACGAAGATACAGGAATAAAGCACCGATTCGGATTTAAATCAAAAAGAAAAAGTATTGCAGCGTTGAATGAAATAAATGAACAATTACTTGACAATGATTAAAAGATTTTGTATATTTGAATCCTAATAAGGTACGATATGAAATTTAGAATTAACATTTTTAATAATAATACTGCCGGCTTCCGGTTAGCTCCCTCAAAGGTTTTGGGTCGTACCTTTCCTGAGAGGGTTTCTAATTGGTTGCCGGCTTAAATTTTTTAAATGTCTAAAGAACTTCCATATTTCAAATTTATGCCTGGGGAATGGTTAAGGGGTGATATTACATTGTGTACACATAACACGCAGGGGGTATTTATAAATCTATGTTGCTATTATTGGATGAAGGATTGTAGCATTTGTTTAGCAAATGCTAAGCAAAGGTTTAGCAAAGATGTAGCAAGCCTCGAAGAGTTGCTTAAGCAAGATATTATTTCGCTTGATGAAAATGAAAATATTGTCATAAAATTCCTGGATGAACAGATGTCTGAATTTATAGATATCTCTGAAAAGCGTGCAATATCGGGCAGTATAGGAGGTAAAGCAAATGCTAAGCAAATGCTAAGCAAAAGAGTAGCAAAACGTAGCAATATAGATAAAGAGAAAGATATAGATAAAGATAAAGATAAAGATAATAACTATATTGAATTTGAAATATTTTGGAATGACTATAATAAAAAACTTGGAGACAAGAAAAAATGTGTAATAAAGTGGAATAAGTTAACACCTGAAATCCAATTGAAAATTATTGAATCATTACCGGAATGGAAAAAACAATTCAGGGATAATCAATTTCAACCGTATCCTGAAACTTATTTGAATCAGGAAAGATGGAATGATGAAATATTGCGACCAAAAATAAAATTAGCAATATGAAAATACAGTCCTCAAATACAAGGCAAATTTATTCATTCGATCCAGGGACAAGAAACGAAGAGAGGCATCTATGCCCTGAATGTTCTCACAACCGGAAAAAGAAAACAGATAAATGCCTTGCATGGGACAATGTAAATAAGCGTGGTTATTGCCATAATTGTTTTGCAGCCTTCTTTGAATATTTACCACATGAACCAAAACAGTATATCATTCCTGAATGGAAAAATATCACAATGCTTACTGATAAATTGGTTAAATATTTTGAGGGCAGAATGATTAGTCAGGGTACACTTAATAAGATGAAAATTTATAGTGATCTGGAATACATGCCACAATTTAATAAAGAGGTAGAGGTTATGTGTTTCCCTTACTTCATGAATGAAAAATTAATTAACATCAAATATAGAGGGGCAAATAAAGCGTTTAAATTATTTTCTGGCGCTGAACTTATATTCTGGAATATTGACTGTCTTAAGAAATTTGATGAAATTATTATAACTGAAGGCGAAATTGACGCTTTAACTTTTATTGAATGTCATTTTGATAATGTTATAAGCGTACCGAATGGAGCTAATAAAAATCTTGAATACTTAGATAATTGCATTGAATTATTTGCTCCGATTAATAAAATATATATTGCAACGGATCAAGATACAAAAGGGATTGAATTAAGAGATGAATTAATTAGGAGATTAGGAGCTGAGCGGTGTTATATTGTTTCTTTTAAAGATTGCAAAGATGCTAATGAATACCTGCAAAAATATACCTCAGAATTTCAAGATATTATTAAAAATTCACAGCCTGTTCCGGTTAAAGGAATTATCGAGGCCAAGAATTTCTATCAGGATATCAGGGAACTTTATGAAAATGGAATCCAGCCAGGTAAAAAAATAGAATTTTCTGAAATAGATGAAAAAATAACATGGGAAACAGGGAGACTTGCTATTGTTACCGGTATTCCTTCAAGTGGTAAATCTGAGTTTGTGGACTTTGTTATCGCTAAATTAAATCTTATACATGGATGGAAGTCTGCATATTTCACCCCTGAGAATTACCCATTAAAATTCCATTATTCCAAATTATTTGAAAAGATTACAGGCTTACCGTTCAGTAAAAAAGAAGCTGATGAAGTAATTTTTGATACTGCTTTTGAATATATAAAAGATAATTTTTTCTACATACTTAATGAAGAAGATTTTAGTTTAAAAACAATTCTGGACACAGCTAAAATATTAGTAAAGACAAGAGGAATAAAGATACTCGTTATTGATCCCTATAATAAACTCGAGCATAAATATTCTGATAGTGAAACGCAATATATAAGCCGGTTTCTGGACCAGCTTATAAACTTTGCAAAGTTTAATGATTTGCTTATTTTCCTTATTGCACACCCTGTTAAAATGGGTAAAAAAGCAGACGGAACTATTGAAGTACCTTCGCTGTACTCAATCTCAGGGAGCGCAAATTTCTACAATAAGACGGATTATGGGATGACATTACATAGGAAAATTAATGATAATAATGTAATGATTGATCAAATTGAGTTGCATATACAGAAAATCAAATATAAACACTTAGGAGAACAGGCAGTAATTGAACTTAGGTATGATAAAAAAAATGGCAGGTTTAATACTTTCGATTTAATAGATAATTCAAACTGGCTTGATCCTTCAGTTAAAATTATACAACGTGAATTTTGGGAAAAAGATGAAACAGAAGTACCGTTCTGAGGAAACGTATAAACATTATTTAGCAAAGCGAATTTTAAATAATTGGTTAAGTCAGAGTTTTATTGTAAGAGAGGAAGAAAATTTTATATTTTTCAAACCTGATTTATCCGTATATACAGAAGATGGGTTAAATTCATTTTATGAAGTTGAATACAAAAATGGGATGACAGGAAGAAAGTTAAATATAATGATGTATTGGGCTTATATTAATGATATTCATATTCCGGTTTACGAAGTTTCATCTGACTGGATTTTAAATCAATGTAGGAAACCAAAGAAGATAATTTGTATAAAATATCAATTATGAAACTATTCAAGACTTGTAAGATTTTAACTATTATCAATATCATTCTTTTAATGCTTTGGTTTATATTATTCTTAATGGCACTTGGATTATTAATTTACTCATAAAACTATGGAACGAATAGAAATTGCTTTGCAGATTTTTCTCGCTAATAAAGAAGGAATAAAGATTGAAGATAAGATCCTAAAATCTTTTGAGATTGCGGATAAAATACTTAAATTTAGTATGGATTCTCAAAGTGTAATGCAGAACCTGGTTGTTAATGAGAGTTCTTATATTATTGATGTTATCTGTGATTATTTCAAGGTCAATAAGAATTTTATAAAGGATAAAAAGCGATCCAGGGAATTAGTTACTTGCCGGGATTTCATTCATTTTTGGATTGTTTTTTTCAATCCCAGATTATCTTCTGAAAAGATTGGCAAAGAATTTACCGGCAAAAACCATGCTTCAATTACTCATGCAATTCAAAAGATTACGGATTTATTGGAATCGAATGACAAGCAGTATAAAGAAGCGTTTGCGTATTTTATCAATATTTTCCATCCAGATCCTAATGAACTGGATTATTTCCTTAAGCACAAACATTATAAAGAAAAAAGATTGAATTTAAAAACAGACATAATTTAAACGAGTTAAAGCCATGAAAACAGAAGAACAAATCAAAGGTAAAATTTTGGAGCATGAAACTAAGATAAATGAAATCCTTGAATTGAGACGAGAGGAATGGAATGATATTCACATCATGCAGATTGAATCTTATTTGGTTGGAAGAAAAGCTCTATTGTGGGTACTGGCAGATGATAACTATTTAAAGATAGATTCATTTGAGCAGAGGGCTCATTATGAAATGACTTGTTTTGAATCAACTAAAATATTTTAAGCCATGAAAACTGAAGAATTAAAAAAAGAATTATTATCAGTGAATGAATTATTGCTTCTTGAAAGTTTAATTGAAAGGTTAAATAATGAAATAAAACTTGAAGGGAGAACAATGTCCGACATAACATTACGAAACACGCTTATATCGCAGATAAATATGGGAATCAAAATGGAGAACTCGAATCCGACCTCAATTCAGTGATAAAAGAAGAGTGCATAAAATTTGGCAGATATGTAGCTGATAGTGATTTCTATACTTATTCGATCGAAGAAATATATAACAACCGAAAGCCATGAAAAGCAAAAGGCTCCAATTTATTAAATGGGATGGATGGCATGGATTTCATTTTTTCTGGGGTGCTGCAAACAAAAAGCCAGCAGCATTTCATTTAATTTATAAATGGTCTTTGTTTATTGGATTTTGGGAGATAAGAATGTTTTTAACTGACAAGGAATTAAAAAGGAGATTTAAAGAATATGAAAGACAAGTTAATTGAAAAGTTGAAGGAAAGAGTTGAATATTTCTATTCAATTTATCATACTTATGAAGCCCGGCAATTAGAAACGGCTATTGCTATAATAGAACGGCTTATTCCACCTGAATTATTAGAAACTAAATAATCTTTAATCATGGAAACAACAAAAGGTAAATTAAGAAATATTACAACAGGTATTTTGCACACAAATATAGATGATGTTTATTTATTCTTAGAAGAATATGTCGGGGCAAAGGGGATAATGACACATCAATTAGGAAGTGCGGTTAAAGCCTTAACACCTATATTGCAAACTAAATTATCAGATGAATGGTTTAGAGAAGAATGGATTAAAGTAGGTTTAGATAAGGTTATTGAAATTACTGATTTAACAGAGGAAGAAAAAATAAAGTTCTGGAAAGAATATGAAGTTTACTCATCTGAATTATGGAAGAGCATAAAAAACAAAGCAATAATAGTCAAAATCTAAATAACATGGAAAAACAAACTTATTTCGCAAAAGTAAAAGTAACTGACAGATTGCCTGAGAAGAGAGGACATTATATTGTTTATTTTAAAGGAAGACAAAAGGAGAATGGTGATCTGTTTCTGTTTGCTTATGAATATTGGTATTTTGGTACAGATGAAGACAAAAAGGAATTATTGGAAAATGGCTCGTATTGGCTCGAAGAAAGGGAACTGCCAACGGATGAAGAACTCAAAGAACAGGCTTTAAAATTTGTTTCAAAAGAAGGTGTACGAGATACTACATGCGAAGTGAATATCAGAACAAATACCTTTCTTTTGGTTGGATCACGAACTCGACCTATTTATTTGCATGACTTATTTGTTATCTGGCTTAAAATCTGGCTTAAAAGTAAACTAACTTAATTCCGTTTTGCACTAAAATTACTGAATAACAGAAACAAAAAAGATGGATATGACTATATTGTTAATAATCACACTGTTCGTCCCTATATTAGGATTTGAAATTATTTTGTATATTTGCAAAAGAAATAAGCGGAAGTATGGGGCGACTTTGACAAGATGGATATTTAAAAACTAAAACAATGAAAACAGTAATAGTTATTATACTCAGCTTTTTTTTAATCCAGGTATGGGCACCTCCAGCGGGAAAACATATCACCAAAGAACAATCTTATCAGTTTACGCTTCTCACCAATCCAAATTACAGAACGTATTACCAGTTAATCAAAGCGGTCGTTCATGTGGAGAGCAAAGGTAATGATTCGGCTTACAATGCAAAAGAAGGAGCTGTGGGAGCTTTTCAAATCAGACAATGCAGGGTCGACCATTTTAATAGACTCCAGGGTACAAATTATATTTTAGAAGATTTTTATAATTATGATTTAAGCCTGGAATGCTTCTTATTTTTTGCTCAAGGTAAATCATTTGAGAAGGCAGCCAAGTCATGGAATGGATCGGGGAAATTAACTATAATTTACTGGGATAAAGTTCAATCGCAATTAGCGCAGTTATAATGAAAAAAAAAGCAGGTAGGCCGGAAATAAAAATCAATTGGGAAAAAGTTGATGGATATTTAAAATCTCAATGTCTTGGTACTGGTATTGCTTCAATTTTAGGGATAAGTGCGGAAACTCTGTATCGTAAATGCCAAGAAGACAATAAAATGGGTTTTGATGAGTATTCCGCACAAAAGAAAGGGGAAGGTAAAGAATTATTAAGAGCAAAGCAGTTTCAGTTAGCAATGAATGATAATGTCCCGATGAATATTTGGCTTGGTAAGCAATATCTTAATCAGAAAGACAAGTCAGAATTTGAGCACGAAGGTATACCTCCAAGCGTAACAATAAACGTTACCTCTGCAGAAGCAGCAAAACAATTAAAAGAGTTCATGGATGAATCTGAATAATGTCTTTGATCGCAATCTTAAAGCTTACCGATCAGGTGAGCATCTCATAATCAACCAGGGAGGTCAGGGATCAGGAAAGACATATAGCATATTACAGCTTATTTATTTAATCGCAAAGAAAAAGACAAAACGGATTACTATTGCCAGTTATGCACTACCTCATTTAAAAGCTGGTGCAATGTTTGACTTTGATAAGATCCTTAAAGAATTCGGTGAAAATCCAGCCCGGATTAAAAACATCTCAGATAGTATTTATAAGATAGGAAATTCACAGATTGAATTTTTTGGTGTCGAGGGGAATATTGCCAAAGCTCATGGACCAAGAAGGGATATTCTTTTCATCAATGAGTGTAATCGTAAAATAACTTATGAAGTATATGATATGTTAGCGACCCGAACGCAGGGAACGGTATTCTTAGACTTCAACCCTGACCAGGAATTTTGGCTGCATGAAAAAGTTATTCCTAATTTTCCATATACAATTATCAAATCTAACTACTTAGACAATCCCTATCTTCCGGAAAAAGAATTGAATAATATCTTAATGAAAAAGGATAAGCCAGGTTTTGAAAACTGGTGGAAAGTATACGGACTGGGAGAATTAGGAAAGTTGGAAGGTGCGATTTTATCTAACTGGAGATATGGAGAGTTTGATAACACGTTACCTCATGGTTTTGGTTGCGACTTTGGATTCAATGATCCTGATACTTTAATTAAAACCGCAATCGACTGGAAGAGGAAAATAATTTATTGCGATGAAAAGGTTTATAAGTCCGGTAATTCGTTTGAAGATTTCAAGTTATTGATTTCCGTAAACGCAAATAGGAATGATTTAATAGTTGCCGATTGTGCCGATGCCCGAATGATAGACGGATTGAAAAGATTCTTTAATATTAAGCCTGTTGACAAAGTTAAGTGGACTGTTGCGGAAGCTTTGAAAATGATGCAGGATTTTGAAATTGTCATTACCGAAACAAGTATCAACCTGGCGAAGGAACTGAACAACTATCTTTGGAGCGACAAAAAAGCAGGGATACCAATGGGAGGTTTTGATCATGCTATTGATCCGGTAAGATATTATTTTATGGATCAGACAAAAGAACAATCCAGGGGGGTGCAGATATGGAGAGTATAAAACCCATCGGTAAGTTAACATTGAAAGATATGATCGAAAATAATCTATACAGTGGATTAGCAACCGGGCTTCAACAATTGCCAGTACCTGATACACTTACCATGAAAAGAAAAAAGTTGAAAGTACCGGAAACAATGGAAGAGCTTACTTTGAATATCTGTTATGGGCAAAGGATTTTTTTAACACGGAAAGAAGATAATGATTTCGGAGCTATCATACGAATAATGGATGGTTATTATTACCCATTGTTCACAAAAAAACAATGGAATGAAGAAAAAGCATTATTATTCGGAAAAATAGTTATAACTTGCAAGGTAATTGAATTATATCCTATCGCTATACACATGGTCAACCTGATAAGTGAAATGGCTGAAAGGGAACAGAAGCTTCTTCACCGTGAACCTTCTAAGATTGAGAAGGCAGCAGGGATTGAAAAACTTAACGTATTTTCTGAATTAACAGCAATAGACTTTTTAAGAACTAATATGGGTAAAACTGAGGAAGAAGTTTTATTAACTCCCTACGATGAATGCCTTGTAAGATTCATGTTAGCCAAAGAAACAGCGGATTTCCAGGAGCGTTACATGGAAGAAATAAAAAGACAGAGTGAACCTAAAAATAAATTCAAATGAATAAGGCAATTAAGATCTTAAGAAAATTAGGATTTCATATTTATAAATATGGGTCAATCGCTAAATTCATGACATTTATTTATTCATGGATGAATATGGAAGTCTATTGGGTATTGAAGGAGCAGGATGGTTATTGGGTTGTGAATTGTGGAGATATTGAAAGGCTCAATCAAATTAATAAAATGAGAAATAAGAAAAAAATTAGAGTAAGGGATTTGAATAAAAGTTGTATATTCAGACATCCCAAAAAGACTTGGGGGAAGCTTAAAATAATTTCAAGATGATAACAAATGATTTAAAAACAGTCTTAACGACATCCGGCTGCACTTTGGTGCTTTACGAATCGGATAAACTTGCTAATCTTGTTACCGATAAAAGCAAACACTCGGATATTGTCGGGCTTATATTGCAGCCTAATGATATCCTGTTGGAAGTAAAAGCTAATGCAATCTTGGAGCATTACACCCCGATAACGATAGAAATATTGAAACAAGTCAAGCTGGAAGATTCAGCAGAGAATAACGAAACAGTATTGGAGGCCTTGAAAGAGATTTGCAAGGTAGTTATTCTTGAGATAATCAAAACAGGGCTTTTTGATACAGTGTTACCGGTACGGATATTGAAAGTTTTGGAGACAAAATATGATGCTAATTTTATCGGCTGGGCAATACCTTTGGATTTACTCTATTTGAAAAACGAAAATAAATGCTGATGAAAACAATTAGAAAACATAGAAAAACAGAAGCAGCTATTAAATTAGCGAGAATAAGAAAACAGGACATAACATATAAGAAAAATATTGATGCCATCAGAGGGGAAAAGGATGTAATAAGAAATTCCCCAGCTGCTAAAAAAATAACTGTTTTTGGCAGGACGCATATTATCGTACCTGTATTCGACAGGCCGATAAATATTGAACCGGCAAATTATAGGGGTTACTGGAATTATGCACTTTCAAAAATAATATAATGAGAACACTGATATTTTTATTTATCTTTTTTTGTGGTTGTACAGCTGAACGAATACATAATGATACGATGTATATTACTCGTCAATATGTTGGACAATTTTTGTCCACGACACAAGAGAAAAAAGTAACCGTGATTCATACCACAGAAACGAACTTTAAAATATTAGGCATCCCAAAAATTGATATACCTGAAAATTCTAAATGTTTCGTTAAATATATACCTGAGAGAATTGCGGGAAGTAATTCGATGGCATGGATTTTATATTTTACTTGGGATGGAACGGAAAATTTATATCGAATAAAACAGGATTATTTCACAGGCCAGATACTATGAAAAAAGTAAAAGAAAAATTATACTGGATAAAATGCAAAGTTTGCGGGAAGAAATTTTTATCAAATATTCATGATATTAAATGTTGTCCAACTTGTCTATTATGATACCTGATTTGAAACCCGAATTAAAGTCCATGATTGATGGAATAAGCAGGAGAAATACCTATTATGGGAATAAAATATCTGATTCTATCATGCGGATGCTGATCATTGAGGAAACAGAATTAAATTGTGGGGTGATTGCTCCCTATTGGCTTGGAGTATTACAACGAGGTCGGGGGCCGAGAAAGTCAACAACAAGTCATGGGCTTATCAATGTTATATACAAGTGGATGTCAAAGAGGGGAATGTTTAGGTCACTAACAGAAAAGGGGAAATTAAATGAAGCCAGGTATATGACCTGGTACATTAATAAGTTTGGTAATCAGCAATTCAGGAATAAAACATTTGTGGATATTTACGAATCCGAGAGGAAGATCGCAATAGAAAATATAAATAAAAAATTCGTTTCTCAAATAGACAAAATAACAATGGATATATTATGAGATGGATTGATACTTTACAATGTGTAAGATTTGCACCTTATTGGCAAAGGCTTATTTTTTGGATTTTGTTATATTTTTACAATAAAAGCAAATATCCGAATGGCAGATTTACTTTACGGGATTATATTCGATATGCGAAACGATAAAATTATGAATTAAAATGATGAAAATAATTTACGCTTGTGGTGGAAAAAAATGTTGTGCTAACCTTATCAGCACTCCGGCAATAGAGTTACAAGTCACACCCCCGATAATCTCCCGATGGGTTGCTACCGAGAGCCCTAATAACTTCCGTTTGTTAAGAACGGATTTTCTTGTTACAGGACAATCCAACAATGGTGGATTCGTTGAACTCGATCTGTCAACTGATTTCACCGGCGACGAGGGGGATGCGATCGCTGTGTATAATGTGACAGATGGACAGATGTATATCGGGGAAGTCGTATCAATGACTTCGCCCCCGACAACGTTACTAACTGATATTCCCTGGGTTGCTGGGATGGTGTTTGAATATCTTAATGATAATACCTTGCATGGGAATTATTATTTTGAAGGAAGGCTGACAATTAACGGGGCTATTCACCCTTTAACTATAATTGCCTCACCTGATTCGTTTGGTTATGCTGATTTAGATGTTTCAGGGATTTTGAGGATAGTTACCACCTTAGGTAAGACAGGCGACTATACGAGCCTTATCATGAAAGAGCCTAACAAGTCGGGTAAGTTTACTTTTGCTTACCGTGAATGCTGGTATAACAGTAACGAGGCTTATACAGAGGAAGGGAATGACTGGTACTATGCCGAGGCAGTGAGGAGCGAAGAGCAGGGATCCAACCTTTATGATTTCCTGGCAACAGAAATAAATGATGCACCTTTTTTTAATAGTTTCAGCCAGCCTGTTTATTTCTTAGGGTTGCCTTTTGACATCTCGTATTTGTTTCCGGTACAACCTGAAACGTCTCCGCCTGTTGAGATAACTGTAACAATAAAACGATACAGCGCAACAAATACTTTACTTGGTACGACCACAACAGTTGTGGCTTTGAACGTTCTCGAGGGGTATATTAACTCTTTAACTATTGACCCGGCGACAATAGAGAACAACGCAGCATATATGACAGCACAAATTGAAGCGATATGAAATGGGGATTCGTAAATAATGTTATTCAGAAGATTCTCATAAAATCGTTATGCGATGTATATTACATTCGCTGGTATTACAACGGCTGGCATTACTGGGGCTTTATAGAGGGCAAAATATCAATCCTTACAGAGGGGGAGAAATACAGGACTTATGGGACACGTTATGTGAATATAGGTACTGGGCAAATAAATGAAGATCAAATAGGAGCAATCAGAACGATATTGAATGCAAAGGATATTTCTATCTATACCGATGCTGGCTGGAAAAGTATCAGAGTTGAACCAGGAAGTTTAATAGTTAATAATAATTACATAGGAGGTTATGAGGCTGAGTTTACAATAATAATAGGGGGCAGAGATTTATCTTTGACAGGATACAGCCCTGTTGAAGATATTCCTATTGTCCCGCCTGTACCCGATATTGATATTTGCGAGGTTGTTGTGGGTACACAAATATGGATGTGTAAGAATTATGAAAGTGCTTATCCTGGAAGTAAGGTCTATGATAACGACGAGGGTAATCGTTCCGAATATGGAGGTTTGTATACTTTCAACATGGTCAAGAATGCGGGTTTTTGTCCAACAGGTTGGAAGGTACCTACATTGGCGGAGTGGCAGACCCTTGCAAATTATCTTGGTGGTGAAGGAGTAGCTGGAGGCAAATTAAAAGAGATAGGTTTGAGCCATTGGTTGGCTCCGAATACTGGAGCAGACAACACA